CCCGTGCGGGGGGCCGTTTCGTTTTGGTGATAGGTAGCGGCAGCGCCTCCGGTCCGGCTTCCCCGGCTTTCCCGCTCCGAAGCGCCCGCCGCCGACCTCCAAGGGTGAGACGGCAAAGGCCATCCGCGTTGATCGTCCTCGGCGCGGATGGCCGATGCTCGAACGAAGGCGGTTTAGCGATGTGCCGATGCAAAGAGCGGCGCGAGGCGCTGGTGAGTGCCGCGAAGTCGGTGGCCAAAGGCGATGCCGATGGCGTGGCCAACCAGCTGCAGTTCGTCGGCCGATCCTCGATCGAAGATATCGCCAATTTGTTCAGCCGTGGTGTTGCGGCGTCAAAGCAGCGTCTTCTGAACCGATGAGTGGTGCGCCGCTCACCCTGAAGGTCGATGCAGCGCCGATCGCGCGCATGGCGAATATGTTCGGGGCGCTGCAGCGGCAAACCCGCGCGCTGGTAATGGTCCGCGCCGTCAATCACACCGGGGCCAAGGCCCTGACCCAAATGCGCCGCGTCTTGGTGCCGCAGACCGGGTTGAAGTATCGGACGCTGAAGCGTGCGGTGACGGCGAAGAAAGCCTTTAACGGCGGCGACTTCGTCATCAAGTCGCGCGGCGGTGACATCCGGCTGAAGTTCTTCAAGCCGCGCGAAACGCGGAAGGGCGTCGCGGCGTCGCCCTGGAACCGGCGAAAGGTGTACCCTGGGACGTTCACCAAAGGCGGCCGATTTCCCAAGCGCGTCGCGCTGTCGATGGGGGGCACCGTCCTCCGCCGCACCGGAAAATCTCGCGGCCCCCTGAAGGTGGTCCGGTCCGGCCTCTACATTCCGACCGAGATGGTCACGGGTAATTCGGAGGCGGCGTTCTACGCCACGGTCGAACGGGAGCTGCCGCCTCGCATCGCGCACGAGCTTTACCGCGTGCTCGGGTAGCGGGATACGGAAATCCCGCATTTTCCGGCAACAAAAGATCAAACGAAGTGGATTGCGCGCAACAATATTGCGCGTTAGGGACCGTAAAAACGGTATTCAGAGCGCACGACGCGAGTGCGGCCTGAAATATCAGCAGTAGCTCGATTTGAATTCGGTACACGTGAACGCGTGATGGCGCACGTGTCGGTGCACGGATGACGGACGGCGGCGAATGGATCTCCATCACGGACGCGGCGGCGAGGTTGACGGCGGCAGGTGATGCTGTCGATCGCTCGACGTTGTCGCGCTATGTGAGCCAGCACGCCGAGGCGCTGGCGACGCGCCGTGAGGGGAAGTCTAATCTGGTCGAGTTCGGCCGGCTGCAGGCGCACCGGAGTGAGAACGTAAGACTGCGGAGGGGACCGCAGGCGCCGCTAGGCCGCCAGGGGGCGAGCGCAGCCCTTCCTGCGATCCCCGGCGGCACCACGCGCTTCCCTGGCTCGCAGGCCGAGGGTGCGGCGCGCAAGATCAACGCTGACGCAGAGTTGCGCGAGCTCGATCTCGCCGAGCGCCGCGGCGAGCTAACGCCGGTGGCGGAGGTCGACAAGGCCGGCCGCGACGCGGTGGCGCTGATGCAGAGCGCGTTTGATCGCGCGGTGGACAGCGAGGCCGCATCGGCCTCGGTGAAGTACGGCTGGGACGAACGCATCGTCCGCCTGGTGCTGAGGGCCTATGCCAAACGCGGCGTGGATGTATTCCACGGCGAGGTGCTGAAGATGCTCGACGGCATCAACCGCGCCGAGATGGCCGCCGCGCAGGGCGACGACAGCGCCGTCGAGGCGCCGTTGCAATGAGCTTCGTCGATACGCGGCTCCGGTTTCCGCATGTGCCGCTCGGCGCGCGGGTGCTGTTCGGTGGGCTCGCTGCTGCGAGCAAACCGGTCGAGGATCTGACGATCAGCGAATGGGCTGATCGCTACCGCAAGGTATCAGCCGAGTCGGGCTCGCCTTGGCCGGGAGACTTCCGCACCGATCGGGTGCCTTACTTGCGCGAGCCGCAGGACTGCTTACACCCGGATCATCCGGCGCGTCGTGTGACGGCACGCTGGGCGGCGCAGCTCGGTAAGTCGACGGCGATCGAGAACTGGTTCGGCTACGTCGTCGACCGCGCGCCGGGCCCGATGATGATCGTGCTGCCGACGCTGGAGGAGGCGACCAAGTTCAATCGGGTCAAGCTCGACCCGACCATCTCGGCGTCGAAGGATTGGAACCACAAGGTCGCGCCGGTCAACAGCCGCGACGAGAAGGCCTCGACCACCGCCTACAAGCGGTTCTCCGGCGGATATTGCGTCATCGTCAACGCGGGCTCCTCCAAGGGCCTGCAGATGGTGACGATCAAGTACCTGGCGATGGACGAGGTCACCGGCTATCCGCGTGACGTCGACGGTCGCGGCAGCCCGCGCGATCAGGCCCGCGCCCGGCAGAAGATGTACGGCAATCTTGCCAAGGAATGGCAGGGATCTACGCCGGGCATCGCGGGCGAGTGCATGATCACAGCCGACTTTAATGCCGGCGATCAGCGCTATTTCTACGTGCCGTGCCCGAACTGTAATGCGTTTCAGGTTCTCGAATTCGAGCAGATGCGTCCTGCCCATGATGGGCGCCCGGTCGCGATACTATGTCAGGCTTGCGCGGCTGAGATTGTCGACGGGCACAAGTACGACTTGCTATCGAACGGTCTCTGGATTCCCCGCCGAGTAGTTGACGGCGCGGAGCCCGTTCCGTCGGTCATCAAGGATCACGACCTTCCAAGATGGCGTTGCGACCCCTGCGAAAGCCGCTGCACCGATTGGCAGCCGAGTTACGATCTGTGGGCCGCCTACGCTCCGCGCGAGCGCTTCGCAGACATCTGGGAGCGCTGGGATGCCGCGCAGACCGACACCACGAAGCTGCGGACGTTCTATCAGCAGGACCTTGCTAAGCCTTACGACCCGACCGGCGCATCGGTGGAATGGGAGACGCTGCTCGAGGCGGCGCGCAAGCATCCCTATCCGCGCGGCAAGGTGCCAGCCGAAGCTGGATTGATCGTCTCGGCGGCGGACGTCCAGGGCTACGGCATCAAGTGGGTGGTGTACGCGATCGGGCCGCGCGGTCAGCGCTGGCTGATCGACCGCGAGGTGTTCGAAGGCAAGCCGGATCAGGACGACGAGCCCTGGATTGCGCTGTCGGATGCGCTGGGCCGGAAGTATCAGACCGCCGGCGGCGGCGAGGTCGGCATCGACTTGTCCGGCGTCGACTCCGGATGGATCACCGATCGCGTCTATCGGTTCTGTTCGAACCGGCCGCATTGCTTTGCGCTCGACGGCCAACCTAAGCACGGCCTGCCCTGGCTGGGCACGCCAAAGAAGCGCGACATCCGCGATCGCAACAAGCGGATCATCGGCAAGGCGCTGCTGTATCCGGTCGGCCTCTACGACGTGAAGACCGAGGTGGTCGCCGGCCTCGCTAATCTGGTCGACGGCCCCGACAAGGCGGGCCGCTGGCCGCGTAACACGCTGCACCTAACGGGCGAGCTCGCCGACGAGCACTTCGTCAAGGAGCTGACCGCCGAGCGGCTGGTCGATCCGGAGCAGGAAAGCCGGGCGAACGCCAACAAGAAAACGCGCTCGCTGGTGAAGCCGAACGCGCCGCGCGAATGGCAGAAGCTGCCGGGCCGCGCCAACGACTGGTTCGACGCCACGGTCTACGCGCTCGCGCTGGCCTGGCACCTCGAGCACAAGCGCCGGCTGAACGAAGTGCGCTGGGCCGAGCTTCTGCTGATCGTGCACGGCAAGCCGGCGACGCCGGATTTGTTCGACGCCGCGGCAAGCCCGTTCGAGCGCAAGTCGCCGCCGGCAGCGACGACAGAGCAGCGCCAGCAAGAGCGGGCGCGGCGACGCGATAAGTGGAAAAAGAGGTAGTTGTTATGGCAGGCCAGTGTGAATTGGAACGGCGCCGAAGTGACGCCGAATTACGCAAGCTTCAAGCAGAAGTAGAACTGCGTGAGTTGCGGGTTCTGCACGTGCGCGGAAAATTCACGTCGTCGGAAATTTGTGACCTTCAACGTGCGCTTTCGGCCCCGGGCGAGTTAGTGAAGCTTTGACCGCCTCCACCACCATCCTCGGCCCCGACGGCTCGCCAGCCCGCAAGACCGCGCCCGCAAGTGCCACCACGGCGCCGCCGCGGGTGCGGGCTGGATATCTGCGCGATACGCGGTCGAAGGTGTTGTCGACGCGGGTCGCCGCTCTGCGCGATCATCGCGACGACGTGCGCATCGCCTGGCGCCGGGCGGCCGGCATCGCGATGGATCTGATCCAGAATTCCTCGCGCCTGCGCGGCGCGGCCGACCAGGTGATCGCCGACACGGTCGGCGTCGAGCTGGTGCTGAACCCGCAGCCGGACCCGAAGGTGCTGGCCGATCTCGGCTACAGCCCGGAGGAGGCAGCGGAGCTCGTCCGCACCATCAAGCAACGCTGGAAGCGCTGGGCCTGGAACCCGCGCGAGTGCGATCTCCGCGGTAAGTTCACCATCCCGCAGCAGATCGATATTCCGCTGCGCTGGGATATGGCCTACGGCGAAGCGCTGGGCCACATCAGCTACATGAAGCCGGCGGAACGTCGGGCCTACGGCATCGCCAGCGGCACGAAAATGTGCCTCGTGAATCCGACCAAGCTGGTGCAGGACACCAGCGAGATCGAGGGCATGTTTCAGGGTGTGATCCACGATCCGAACGGCCGCCCGATCGCCTATCGCATCGAGCAGAAGGAATCCGGCATCACAGTGAAGCGCGATTACCGCGCCTACGATGCTGAGGGCCGCCAGCTGCTGGTGCATGTATTCGATCCGATGGACGCCGGCGACGTACGCGGCATCAGCCGGATCGCCGCAGCGTTCCGCGAGCACATCCAACAGGAGCTTCTGGTCGACGCCACGATTCAGACTGCGATCCTGCAGACGGTGTTCGGCATCACGCTCACCAGCAAGTCGCCGTCCAAGGAAGCCTTCGAGGCGATCTCGCAGCTCGCCGACGATCTGCCGGCCGCCCCTGGCGCTGATCGGCAGCTGTCCTTCGCGGAAGAATTCCGCGATTACTTCCTGGGCACGATGGAACGCGCGGCCGAAAGCGAAATCGCGATCGGCGGCGATCCGCAGGTGTCACATCTGGCCCCGGACGAGGAGCTGAAGTTTCACGGCGCGCAGACGCCGGGGCCGCAGTTCCAGTCGCTCACCAACGAGCTGTCGCGCGGCATGGCCCGGGCGATCGGCATCAGCTACGGCGGCTTCACCATGAACTACGAGGGGGCGACGTATTCCTCGACGCGGATGGAGAATTCGTCGATCTGGCCGGTGGTGACGCGTCGGCGCGAGCGCATCGCGGCGCCGATTCAGCAGGCGGGTTATGAAAGCTGGCTCGACGAAGAGATCGGCGAAGGCCGCATCGCGCTCAAGGGCGGCTATGAGGCGTTCCGCGCCAACCGCGAGGCGCTGGTGTGGGCGCTGCACCAGGGCCCGGCCAAGCCGACCGCCGACGACGGCAAGAGCGCGAAGGCGTCGACCGAGCGGCTCTACAACGGCACATCGTCGCTCGCCGACGAATGCGCCGAATATGGCAAGGACCCGGACGAGGTATTCGAGCAACGCAAGCGCGAACACGAGAAATACCTCGCCGCCGGCATGCCGTCGCCGTTCCTGCGCAAGCAGGATGCCGGCAACGACGTCGCCGCCGACCAGCAGCAGGACGCGCAACCGCAACCGAGCGAGGCGGTTTGATGGCGAACCTGATCGTCATCAACGGCGTCTCGGTCGATCTCGACGAGCCCTGCGCCGTCGTCGCCGCGCTGAAGCGTGCGGAGATGGAGATTACGCTCGGCGGCGGCGTGATCGCCGCGCGGTTTGAAGACCACGAGGTGAGTTGGACTGCGGCCAACCTGTCCCGGCTGCAAGACATGATCGCCGATTACGAGCGCAAGTGCGCCGCCGCCCAGGGCCTTCGCACCCGCTACGCCAAACGCCTGCGCTTCGTGCGCTGAAGGACGTCGATCAATGGATCTGGCTTATCCGCATCTCTGCGGTCAGCTGTTTGAGCAGCCGCTGATGTATGATCCGCGTAAGGCGGAGGTGGTGCTACGCGCGCTGGGGTCTCGTCTCACCGGGCAGTCGATCACTATCGTGAATGGCACCGGCGGCGTTGATCATGTCGCGTTCGCGAATGGGCGGCCGTCGGCGGGTATGATCGGTGATGGACTTGGCCGTGCTTACGACGATGTCGGGACAGCGCCATTCGACATTGTCGACGGGGTAGCGATCATTCCGATCGAAGGATCTCTGGTTCAGAAGGGTGGATGGATCGGGTCGGCATCTGGTGAGACCTCGTATGAGGGGCTGCAGACGCAGATTGCGCGGGCCAAACGCTATGCGACCGTAAGGGGCGCCGTCGTTGAAATCGACTCGTTTGGCGGGATGGTCAATGGCGTGTTCGAGGCGGCCGCGGCTTTGGCGGACCTTTCCAGGGCGAAGCCAACAATAGCGATCCTAACTGACTACGCCTATTCGGCGGCCTATCTACTCGCCAGCCAATGTCGCCAGATCGTCGCGCCGCAGTTCGGCGGGGCTGGATCGATCGGAGCGGTCATGCTGCATGCCGATTACTCCGGTGCGCTGGAGCAGGAAGGCATCAAGGTCACGCTGATCAAGTCGGGCGAGCACAAAGTCGACGGCAATCCATACGAGCCGTTGCCATCCGAGCAGAAGGCGCGATGGAAGGCACAGGTAGATGCCGTGCGCGATCAGTTCGCCGAAGTCGTCGGCAAGGGCCGTGGCAAGCGCATGACCAAGGCACAGGCGCTGAAGACTGAGGCCCAGGCCTTCACCGCGGATGAGGCACTCGCCCTCGGCCTGATCGACGCCGTCGGCGACGGCCAGGAGGCCTTCGCGGCCTTCGTCAAGGAAATCAACCGGAGATCCTGATCGTGGCGAACAAAAGCCTTTTGGCCGCCGTCCACAGTGCTGTGGCCGGCACGGTCGAAGCTGCTCTCGACGAGAGCGAAACCAGCGCCCCGGCGCTTCAACACAAGGAAGGTAGCATGGCTGCACAGAGCCAGCCCGCCGGGGGCGACAACAATCCCGGCATTTCGCAAGCCGCTCACGACGCCGCGGTCACCGCC